GGCGGATTAAAACGCGTTGCCGCAGTAGGCAACAGCTCATCTAATGAGGATGATCGGCACAGACAGACATTCAGCCTGGTGGGGCTAGCGGACTATGGGACGTCGAATGTCATAACGAGAGGGCACGGGCCAATGAAGGCACGAAGGGGCCTAACGCATACAGCATTACTGCTGGGTATTCCCAATCACTCAACGGCAGGGGCGCGCAGCTAAGCGAAACCGTGCTGAGGGGGTTTTAAACACGCTTAAGGAGGGACGTGCAGGGTTACAGAGGCTTGGAGAGCAAGCGGACTGCCAGGTTTAACGCCTTAACCTGGACGGCGGGGAAAACTCAAACGAGCTGGACCGGGAAGCGGGACGGTGGAAAACCGAACTGCTGATAGACGGCGGCGAGGGTGTGGGCGATGGTTGCGTAATGGGGATCTTCGTAAAAGGACCGTGAGTCGGCAAAGCGCAACGAATACGAGACGCTCTCGTAGTAGTCAAAGTCCTTACGATTGTCCTCTACCGCCATGGTTAGCCGATGGAGGAGAGTCTTCGGGTCCAGATGGAGAGTTGGAGTGCCGAAGTTCATGCCACAGAACTCACCTGTCGGGGCCACAACCACTTTGGGAACGAATTGCCGATTAACATCATTGTACTGGTAATCTGCTGATCCACAAAGGATCATATCGTCCCCGGAGAATGCCGCAGCCTGCTCACTGGTAAACTCAAAGGAGGCTCCCGTAAGGGCCATGTTGCCAATAGTGTTGTTGAGCCAAGTGTACCGGTCCCCAGAAGCCTGCATCGCGGGAAAAGGGCCGAGGAAAGTTCGGGCGTTGTGGCGTTCATAAACGAACTTTTCAACGACTCGCTCCGGAACACCGAATGTGCGGAAGACACGCCCATAGAGAAGGGTGAAACTTTCATCAACGCCAGAGTCCCAGCCCGTGTAATCGCAGTAGGTAACAAACTCCTTAGTGTCCCAGTACTTCTTGTACCAGTATTGGGTTTGGGCCAGGCTGCGGCGGGCGTGGAGGTAAACGTTGGGCCGACAGGCCTTAAGGAGCTGCTTTTCAACATACAGCGCCCACACAGCGTCGTGGAAAAGTTTGGCGTGCGAAACGTCGGTGACTATCTGGCCCTTTGTCGCTTTAGCGTGGGCCTTAGGGAGTTTCTTCACTCGCTGTGACTTCAAAAAGAGTTTATGCACAAGCGGGGACCAATCCACGGCGGCGCGCTCCACAGCCCGTTCGACGTCTCGCTGAGTTCGACCTGAAAGCCAGGAGGCTAGCTGTTCGTCAACGCACGTGGCAAGCAGGCCATAGTTAAGCGCCTGCGGAGTGAGAGAAACGAACTTCTGAAGACCTTCAAACAGCACCTTAGAGCGTCGTCGATGGACGGGTCGGACAGCCGCGACTGAAGGACGGATGCGCTCGGCCAACGATATTGACTCCGTGGCGCGGTCGCGGGCCGAATGCTGAAGGCCGAGGTGCGAGCCATTCAATGACGCTTGGGCGGTGCGGCCGTTGTGGGGCGAAAACCGTTCGCGCAACTCCTGATACCGAATGGGGT